TTGATCTTGTATCAAAATTATAATCTTTAAACTTTGGATGGTCTTCAACAATAGATAACATAGTTAACGCCTTGTATGTTTCTAATGTACAAGCATGTTGATTATCTGTTTTAGGTGATAGTATAAAAAGCTTTATATCATGTTCTTTATAGAACTCTAACTTAAATTTTTTTATCTGAGTTATTTGTTTAATTTTCTGTTCAATCTTTTGATTATCAGTCATTTAAATATTATTGTAGTTACACAAATGTAACTATTATTACCAATTTATACAAGTTTTATCTTGCTTTTCTAATGCTATATTTACTTTATTAAATACACCATTGTGATCCCATGTTCCACCTCTATATGCAGCTGATGCTGGATGAGGAACTTTAAATACTAATTGATTAGGAATCAAAGGTAACCATGCTTCTGCTTTCTTACCCATTAATATAAATATAATGTTAGGCTTATGCTTATTTAAATTATCAAAAAGGTGTTCAGTAAAACTTTTCCATATACCATAATGAGAACCTATTTTATTAACTTGACAAGTAAATGCCGTATTAATTAAAAGTACACCCTGGTTAGACCAGCGTCTTAAATCATTATCATAATTTTCATGTTCTCCATAAAGAGCTTTAAAAATATATTGCAATGATTTTTCTGTTTTGTGTTTTTTACTACAGCTAAAAGCTATTCCGTCAGCCACACCTAATTGAGGATATGGGTCTTGTCCTACTATAACAATCTTAAGATCATCATAAGGACATTCATAAAATGCATTAAATATATCTTTGAACTGAGGTGTAAACCTTCTTCCATCATTAACATTATCTACTAATGTATTTATAATGTGGTCAAAACTTAAACCATTTACATATGGTGATAACATTGTATCCCACCCGCTTGATTTTAGATTATTGTTTAAACTTTCTCTAAGATTATTTATGTCTACTTGAATTTTTTCCATAAATTATACTATATTTGTATATTAAAATTAATTATTATGTCTGAAACATTACAAACTTACATCACATATGATCATTCAAAAACAATAACTGGTATTGAATGTTCTACAGTTTATATTACATCTTTTCAAAACATTATTCAACATGAAATTTTGTCAAGTGATAGAATAGAAACAGTTGGTGAAACTTTTAAAAAGTTTGATCAAATTGTTACTGCTGGTACAAAAATAGACAAAGGTGAAGTACTTACTAAAGAAGAAACTGAAGCTATGCCTAAACTTGATGAATGGGAAGCTAAAATTTATACTTTATTTTCTTTATTACAAGAAATGAAATATAAAGCTAAACAGCAAGGTCTTGAAATAGAAACAAAAACAACTGCAACTAAAGAAGACTTAAAAGAAATGACTGAAATGGTCAAATCTGGTAAAGATATAAGTGATAAACTAAAAGATTTAGAAAGCAAACTTAAGATAGTTAAATAAACTATCTTAGTTGCATTCCATTAAAGTCTCCTATTTCAACACAAGCTTGAATTGCTAAATTTAACTCATCTTTATCACAGTCTCCAAAAGATTTACAATACTCTTGTTTGTCTCTTACAAAACATAATCCTGCAGCTCTTTTTACTTCAATTTTGGCTTCTACAAAAGTGTAGCCAATTTCTTGTGCTATTTCTCTAATCATAGCATGAAGTCTAGCTAATTGAGGATTAGTTCCTTTATCTCCACTAACACCTATAAATATTTCTATTTTAGAATCATCAGGTAATTGTGATAGAAACTTTTTGTACTTAGTTCCTATAGCTTTTATAGGGAAGTGTAATTCTCCTTCCTTTATTGTGGCTTTTATAAAAAGACTATCTTTCATATAATTATAAAATTATAAATCATACAGATAATAACTACTACAAAACCTATTATAATAGTCCAAAAACAGCCTTGATAAGTTTTTTCCATAGCTTCAGGAGATCTTCCTTGGTTACTTCTATACTGTCTAGTTTTTTTACTCTTAGTCATTTGCTTAGTATTTCATTTTCTAGTGCTTCAATTAAGTCACCTTCAAAGTTATATATTATATCCATAATATTTACTCCTATATCATTATCTGACATATCTGGTAAATAAGTCCATACTTCATCAATTGTTACTGTATCAGGATAACCAGGTGTTCCTGGGTCACCATTAGACTCTGTATGAACTTCTTCTTCTCCCTTATGATATGTATATGTTACTTCCATAAACATACCATTTATAGTTGTTCTAAAATGTGGCATTATTTAAATCTTAATGATGATCCTATTAATATATAATCTTGACCACAGTTAGTACATGCTGCTTCACTTTCATTGCGTTCTAAGCTAAAGTTATTACAATTTGGACATGGAGTGTCTTCATCTTTTATAAACTCTTCTATGCTAGCCTGAGCAAGCCCATGAATAAATGCATCATGACTACCTTGATACTCATTATTAAATTGATCCATAAATACTTCTTTCATTTTTCCCATTGTGTTTTTTTTAAAAGTTTTCATCCGGCCAGTCTTCAGGCCAAAAATATTTTCCAATTGCTTTTCCTATCATTGCAACTCCTATTGCAAGTAAGAACCATAAAATTGCTGTTCCCATTATATAATATCTTTAAAGCATGTTCTTTTATGAAGTAAAAGATTGCGCTGAGTTAACTCATTAAGTTTATCTACAAGAGTTTCTCTACCTACACGGTTACCTATCTTATAAGCAAAATATAATAAAATTACTATTGATACTATTGACAAAGATGTTAAAAATAAAATGTTCATTGATTATTGTTTTAGTGGATTAAATATAAATACTTTATTTGAATCAAAACTTTGTAAAGCTGAATTGACCCATTTTTCATCTTGTGTTCCTTTATAACACAATACATGACATATAGCTTCTTCACTTGGACTAAGTCTAAGTAATCTACCTATTCTCTGAGCTGTTTTCTTTTCATTACCATAAGCATGCATTATAATACCTTGCTTAAGATTTGATATAGAAATACCTTCACTTAATTGTAATACACAACTAAGACTATTTATTCTTCCATCAGAAAATAGTTCTAAGTTTTCATCAGATTTTTTGTTTTTAGAATGATAACTATATTTACAAATTCTATCTGCTTGCTTCATGGTATTAGCAAATACAATGCATTTATCATTAGTATTTTTTAATAACCCTTTAACATAAAGCTCTTTAGTTGTATAATCCATTAAGGCTCTCATGCGCATTATTCTTCCAAACTGTTCTTGTTTATCAGTCATTGCATCAGCTATTCTAGACGTTACATAGTCATAATCTTTCTTCTCTGTAGTATACCAATGTCCTCCTGCTTTAGTTTTCTTTTTTAAAGTAGGTAACTTTGATAGCTCTAAATAATGTATTACTATTTTATAATCATTAATTATATTTGAATCAGCTGCACTGTCTACGTCAAAACTATATAAGATTGGACAATACTTTTGAACAAGCATTCCTTTTTCAGACTTTATATGCTTTGGTGGTGTACCAGTTAATCCTAAGATCTTACCGGTAAAATTAGCCAAAAACAATTCATGTGAATATTTAAGAGAATGACATTCATCTAAATATACTAAATCAAACTCATTAGGATTGTGTTTTTTTAATGATAAATATGTAGTAAACGTTATATGTTTAACTAAACTTGATAAGTTCATCTTTTCTAATTCATCTATCCACGCCTGTGCTACTGAATGTTTTGGTATAACTACTAAAGCTTCTACAAATGGATTAAAGTTTTTTTGCAGGTGTTGTATTGCAATTCTTGTTTTACCTACACCCATAGAAATACCTAAACCACATCTTTTGTTTTCTAATGCAACGGTTAATGCATCATTTTGTACTATTTCTCTATTGTTCATAGGAATGCGCTTATTATACTAGACCATAATATCCAAGTTATTAGTAATATTATGAACCATGTAAGTAATCTTTCATAATTAAATTTATTTTCCATAAGGTTTTATTTAGATCTTAAAGTTGAATAACCAAGTTCATATGACTCAGTAGGATTTTCTTCTATCCACATGTGACAGTTCCTGCAAACAGGTAGCCAAGTATTTACATTTAAATGATGAATACCACGCCCTTGTTTATGATGAACATCAGTAGCACGGATAGTACATTGATGTATTTTAGCATGACATACCGGATGGTTAGACAAGTACTCCTTACGCAGTTTTGCATAAGAAGCATTTGTTTTAGCCATTTTGTTAGAATACTTTTTAATTGACATTTGGTTTTATAGTAAAGAAGTTTCTTGGCAATAGACCAAGAGACATAAACTTTAAAATAACATCTTCATAAGTAATACCTAACTCTTTGAAAGTCATAGTGTTATTATAATCATCTAATGTTTCTTCAGCTGGTATATTTGCAATATACAGTGCTAATGGAGAGCATTTAAAAGTTTTTCTAAGGTAAGAATTAATTCTTTTATTACAAAGAGTTTGTTTCCAATGATTGAGTTCTTTTTGTGACCTTTTCCATACTTTAGATATTCTTCTTCTTTTATCCCAGTGTAGTTTTTGTACCTCTTCTGGTTTGTAAACATTAAGACCATGTAATACTCTTTTAAATAAAAAGTGTTGATATGGATTTAACTTTGAATACTTGAATGAATTAATGATTGATGGTGGGTGTAATTGATATTCATCTAATATACCCAGATATTGATAACGTTCAGCACGTTGACTAAGTTTAGACTCATTGTGTCCTAACTCAATTTTTTGCAGTTGTTCTTGTGATAGCATACTTGTTGTTTTAGAGATTAGTAAAAGATATGTTATTTAGGCTGAGGTTGTTATACCCCAGCCTTATAACAATTTTGTTATAGCTCAAAAGTTTCAGCTTCTTCTACAACTTCTTCTACAACTTCTTCACTAACTACTTCAATGTCCTCAGTTTTTTCCTTTTCTAAACCAAATGCTTCTGCTGGTTGAACGGTTTTATTAACTTTGGTTTCTGTAAATTGACCATTTGCAATTTTAATGTCATCTCCATTAGTATGTGCAAGTAATATATCTTGAGCATCAGTATCTGATACAAAAAATGTTTTCCTATAAATAGGTTGTCCATCTACGCAGCATATGATACCTGTTGTACCTGCATATTTTAAAGTAATGTCCGGGTTAACTTCATTAAAAGGTAATAACTGTTCTTTAACAATTATCTTTCCTGGCATTGTTGATTTTGCTTTAAGGTTTAACGCTTGAAGATCTTCTACTTTTCCAGCAATTAATGTGCTAACTTGCTTATTATTAACAAAATTGTTACTGTTAATAATTACTCTATCTTGTGTTAATCTGATAAAGCCATAATCTGAATTGTTTTTTGATAAACGTACAACATTACCCATGTCATCCGCTTGGATGTTTACTTGATTTTGCATTTTTTTAAAATTTAAAGGTGAATAAAATAATTAATTGATGATTTTAGATATCATCTGAATGGAAATACGGATCATCTAATTTTTCAACAGCAGTAAACTCATCTAAAGCCGGTTCATGCTCTTCTATCATTTCTGTTTCAATGAACTCAGGCATAGATTTAGTTTTGTAAATACTATTGTAAAATGGATCACCCACTTCCTTGGTATAAGCTGTGCTAAGACCATTCAAGTCTCTATACTCATCATCATTTAGTGATAAGTATTGCTCAACTGAACATTCTATTATACGACCATTAGGAAGTTGTATTATCATTATCTTATTTTATTATTGTAAAGATAACGATATAACTTCTTCTGAATCAGAATAATTAAATGAATTATGATCTGTGCACAAAATTAAATTGCATATATATAGCTAACGTTCTATCTTATGGTTAGCTTTCTACCAATTCTTTTTATGTAATTGTAATGTTTTAACTCTTTTAACCATCTTTTTATACTAGATTGGCTTGAGTCAAGGTCATCTGCTAATGTGCTAATAGAAGGCCAACATATTCTGTCTTTGTTTGCATAACAACATAATACACTATAAAGTGCTTTTGCAGATACAGATAAACATGGATCAGTAATAACTTCATGTTTAACTATTCCAAATCTATTTTTTTTCAGTATATACATGATCTTTCATAAGTCTCAACAAAGCCATATTAACATCTACTTCATCTGCTAATGCTGCGTCATTAAGATTATATTTAACACACATATAAGCACCAAAATTTGTTTTACTCTTATATTTAGAGTGTTCCTGTTTAATAATTGAAATTGATAATTTAGACATTTTCTTGAGGTGTGATTAATAACTCTACCTCTTCTTTAGAAGGAGTTTCATTACTTGAATTAAAATATTTGATTGATTCTTTATTAACTTTGGTTAACATAAGAGGATTAAATTCATCTTCTTTATATTTAATACCACCATCAGAATCATGATACATTAAATTAATCTTGATACTTCTGTAAAAAGGATTGAAAGGAGTTGATGTTGACCATGAACTATCTGATTTAACAATTCCATAGACCATACTTACATTAGGTACTAATCCCATCTCTATAAGAACATCTTTTTCATATTCAGTTCCTATATGATAGTTTGGTGGTTTTAACTTTACATAGTCTCCTACACTTAACACTTCATACTTTGTATCACTCATCATAAGATGTATAATACATTCCATAACATGTTGATCTAATTCATTTAAGAATAGATCTAGTATAGCATCAATGTTTTCTGTTTCATTTATTGCAGTAGTATCTATTAAATCTTTGAATATTCTATTTATTATTTTCTTTGATACTTGATATGTTTCTGACATACGAATTAATTTTTTAAGGATTTCACTAAATAAAGTTGGGGAGCAGAGGGTTGGGTCTCTACTAATATGGTTATAATTAAAATCAGCTACAAACTTCCCGTAACAAGTATGAAAAGGGAAGAATGTATTACTGATTTCTGGTTACCACTCAATCAACCATTTACTGTTTTAAACAAGGCCTATCTACTAGTATATATAACTAATATAACTACTGGTACTGTTAGTGGCTCACCTGTGGTACTTTTATTTTTTAAATCTCCTTAATTGATCCGGTGTAAATGTATATTCTGGTGTTATGATATAATTCATATCATCTAATGAGAACCATACATCTTTAGTTAATGGATTCAAAACTATTTGTTGTTCTTGTGCTGGCATATAACTTTGAGCTAACATATATATTTTATGTCCGTTCTCCATATCTTCTGCCATGTCTACAACAGTCATTGCATGTCCAGGAAAACCTCCTTCAACAAATACATCACCTGGTTGCATATCAAATATAGGAACTGATACTGTATCATATTCTTCTATTGAGTATGTACCAGCATAATTCCATACAAGGTTTAACCATTTTCTAAAATTCTTACAAGTATTTTTTCTTGACTTTCCTCTTTTTTTTATTAGGTCTCTACCACCATTCATTTCAACATAATTATAACCAAGTAAGTATTCTGTATAAGACGAGGTAACACCATTTGTAAAGGTGAATTCTAATCTATCATAAAACTTATTTGAATAGTTATAACTTGCTCTAAGATAAATAGCAGCATCAGCACATTGATGTAAATCTCTATCACCTATTTCATAATTAAACACAGCAGCATATATACTACGGTTTTCTTTTAACGAACCATTGTAATACAACACTTGATTACTTTCTTTTAATGGATGTGATATTAACCATTCAGAGTATGCGTCTAAATTTGTTCTTTCATAACCTTCATAAGGTGCAAATGTACCCTCAATGGATACACCTGTATAATTTTGGCTTGATGCTACAAGAGCACATAACAATAAAGCTAATGTGATAAGTTGTAGTTTTAATACGTTTTTACTATATTTTATATCTTTCATTTTACGTTTTTTGAGTTAAAATCTATACACACAAATGGTAATACTAATATCCACTGTGCTCTTTGTAGGTCTATACCTATTGCAAAACCAACTATTGGCATTACTTCTACCTTCACTGAAGGAAACATTCTTGTTTGACTAAGCTTTCTCATATAAAAGAAAGCATTAAACCATACACAGAACAATAATAATAACGATGCACCCAATAAAGGTGCAGTATAATCATAAGCATAAAGATAATAAACTATACTACCAGTACCAAGACATGGTAATATTACTACGTAAAGTATTTTAATTAAAGATTGAATAAGATTTTTCATGATTGAGTTTTATTAAGTGGTTTATAATTCTAACTGTTTTTTAAAAGGTTACCATTACTGATAACCTTGTTCTTTTTTATCAAGACAGTTTATACAATTGATTAATATTTAACGGTTGAACTGGTTGATAAGAGTATTTACGATATTTTCTCATGTTCTTACATCCACGTTTAGATGATCCACAAGACTGTAATATTGGTCCTACTACGAATAGAAGTAACATTAAGTAAAGCAATTTCTTTTTCATTTGATTTAAATTTAAGATTAGTGTTAATTATGTGATGATGCATACTTTATATAGTCAAAGCTATCTTGATGGCTTACCTCTATACAATCATTGTCAGAAGCTAAGTGTCTTAATGAATCATTTGATATTAGTTCAACTTCCAAGTCTGACATACTTGGTGAACCTAATTCATTACGGTGTACTTTTTTATGTTCATTATCTCCAGTGAAGAAGTTTACATAAACATTTTGTTCATTGGTGAATAGGATCATACCTATTTGATTACGATGCTGAACAAATAGTTCAGGACTAAGGATTCTAATTTTCATACTTGTTGTTTTAGTGAGTGATTAATTTATTAAGTTTTCTGATTGTGCTTTATCTAGACTATCTATTACTGTGTCAATATGAGATGCTGCTAAGTCACAACCGTGATAGCTTAAGTTTCTTTGACACATTTCTAGCGTTGCTTTGGTTTCTTTATAATTCATAACGATTTAGTATTAGTTTAATCCATCCCTTTCCCAAGGATAGGTGATGGTTAATGCTGTTAATATTCTTTTAGTTACCTCTGCCTCAAGATAATTAAGTTTCTCAGTATCCTGACAATATAAAGTTATAGTACAAATTACATCCCCATTCTTAGGTTGTTCTTCTGATGGATACTGAACGTATATATGTGAAGGAATATCTTTATACTCACTTAATGTATGGAGTAATTCATCCCAATCAGTATCATACTCTGTATGATAATGTGTAACTTCACTGAAGTCATACATTTCTTTTGCTGTGGTTAACCTTACAGTTATAACAGTGTCTGGTAACTTGGTTTCTGATTTGATTTGCATAATAGTTTAGTATTAGCGGTTTAGTATTTATAATTCTTCATAACATTGTTGACATACATGTACCTCATCACAGGTACAAGTTAGCTCAGGAGATATTCTAAATAACTCCCAAGCATCTTGTGCATCTTCAAAGAACATACTACCAATTAAATAGATTGTGTTCTGTTATTACTGTATTACCATTCTTGTCTTTCCAAGTCATGGTATAGTTTCCTTTATCATCTGACGATGTTTGAGATAGATATTGCATAATAGTTTAGTATTAAATGATTATTGAAATTACGGGTACTATGTCTATTATCCTATAGAGGAAGAGACAACTTATACTCTTGTTGTATTGTTGAGTGTGATAGCTACACTTGTTGTTATGTTAGCTATATATATATTAATAGTAACAATAATAATTCTCAAGTGGTAAAAGGTGGTAATATGTGGTTATATGATGACCTATTGAGAGCGTACAGCCTCCAATATATAATTTAAGGAGGTAACTATGCACTATTAATAGATTATCTTAGGATTAGGAGGTAACTACTATGCTTTTCTTTAAGTTTAAGAAAAAAAGGAGTGCTGTTACACACTCCTGTTACATAGTCATTGCTTATTCAGAAGCAAGAGTTCCCCAAAACATATTAGTGCTTGGCTTTAATTCCATTTGACCAGTCTCTTGTCCGTCAGCACCAAGTACAGGCACTCTGTTCATTACAGGTGATGAACGGTCAATATCTACCCAGTCAATAGGGTCATTCTTTTTATATCCAGTTTCTAATTCATTCCAGATAGGATGGTCTATTCTACAAGGTTGACCAGTCTCTCCGTCAGACATAGACTTAAGTACAAAGGTTAAATCTTGTACAGTCTTAGAAGAAGTTTTTCTTTCTCCAACGCCTGGGATATTAATTGTACGTACTGTTTCTACAACAGGCTTGTCAGTCAATTGAAGAGTGGCTTTTCCTGTTGCAATGTTACGGTTAATAGTGTTAAAATAAAGCATAATTAAAGATTTTTTAAGTGGTTAGATACACGCCTTATGTATATCCTGAATTTTTTTAACGTAATAGGCTACGCATTGTTTTGTTGGGGAGCAAGCAACAGTGTGAGCTGTTGTTTTGTTGGGCAGAGCAGTCAGAGAAGAGAGGCTTGGATGTTACACCTACACCTTTCTCTTTCTGAGACAGACTATTTTCTGTTCAGCTAGACTGCAAAAGCAGACTCCTTGAGAGACAGGGGGGTAGTCCCCAGTCAAATTTTAATTGGGGAGCAATCTAATAGGACCTCTTGCACATGCAAAACACATAACATTTTGGGGGGCGTAATAACTTTTAACTTCTGAAGGGGGTATGTTATAACATAAAAATTTTTATACAAAATAAAAAATTAGTATATTGTATTTATAAGAGAGTTAATAACTTAAAAAATATTTATGTCAGAATGGGATGATAACACTAATGATGAGTCTGATAGTAGTTTAACAGAAATGGAACAGTTGCAGATGGATAGGGTAATGTTAGATGTAGCATATAACAATGCTTATCTTATTTTATCTAAGCAAGTAACATTTGATGATTTAATGGCTTCTCATTTTAAAAATGGTGATGATGCTATTATGGCATTTGATCCAGAAAAAGGTCCAACACAAGACGAGTTAGAAAATATGATAGAGCATTTTATTGATACGGAAGAGTATGAAAAATGTGCTGAATTAAATCGTGTAAGAAACAAGGCGTATCCTCTAACAATATTTGAAGCATAATGGCAACTAAAAAGAAAAGCACTGTAAATAGTTCTGGTAATTATACTAAACCGGGAATGCGTAAAAGATTATTTAATTCAATTAAAGCTGGAAGTAAAGGCGGGGGAGCTGGACAATGGTCTGCACGTAAAGCTCAAATGCTAGCTAAAAAATATAAAGCAGCCGGAGGCGGATATAAAACTAAAAAATAATGGCTCTACCAAATAAAAGAACTAAAAAGAAATCATCTTGTTGGACTGGTTACGTAAAAAAGGGTGTAAAGAAAAAAGGAAATAAGACGGTAAATAACTGTGTGCGTAAAAAGACAAAATAATGGCAAAGACTAAACAACAAAAAAGTCTTACTAAATGGACTAAGCAAAAATGGACAACTGCTTCGGGAAAGAAAAGTTCTGAGACAGGTGAAGTTTATGCTCCTAAGAAAACTATTGCTAAGTTAAAGAGTACTAAAAAAGGAAAAGCTAAATTAGCTGCAGCAAATAAAAAGAAAAGAGCAGCAACTAAAAAAGGTAAACAACATGCTAGTCATGGTCTACATAAAGGAAAGAAAAGATAACTTAAAATAAAAAAAAATGGGAAGTATATTACAAGATATGATGGGTATGGCATCTAGAAAAGATACGGTCACTCCAAAGGCGGATGATCTGTTGACTTTAGCTAGATATCCAAATCCACAAGAAAAATTAAAGCCTAGACCTTCACTTAGAACTGAATTGATTACAATGGCTAAACTAAAAACCTTTATAAATGAAGGAGACGGGGGAGGTCTAGTAAAAAGTTTAACTACTACTGGTACTAGCGGAGTATCTACTTTGGTTAGCGGAGTACTTAATGTTCCTAGCTATGCAAACTCAATAGAGTATGTTAACTCAGCAGCATTTGATGGGGCAACAGATTTATTAACTTTAAATAGAGTAAGTGGGGATAGTATCCAAATAGACATGAACCGTAAGGATGTTAGTGAGTTTGTAGACTTTGCAAATTTTGTAGTTGCTGTAGGAGAAGTAAAATCTTTACCAGTTTCAACGCCAGGACAATTAGTAGCTGTAACAATTACTGGAGCTACAGGAAATGCTACAATGAATTTACCTGATGCATCTTCTAATAGTGGAACAGGATGGAATGGTAGAAAAATTACTATTGTAGCGGGTTCAGTGATTAGTGCAACTAAAACATTAACAGTGGCTGCTACAAATGGAACTATTAATGGTCAAGCTAATTTAGTATTAAATAAATTATATGCTTCTATTACTATATGGTCAACTGGTGTAAACTGGATTATTTTATCATCATCTCAAGTAGCAGACATATAAGTTATGGCAACACCTAGAAAAGGAAAAGCAAAAGTCAAAGTAACAGCTAGCGGAAAGAAAGTTAGTTACGGACAGGCAGGAAAAGCTAAAGGAGGAGGGCCAAGGGTAAAACCTGGCACCTCCAAAGGTGATAGCTACTGTGCAAGAAGCTTAGGTATTAAGAAAAGGGTATCTAAGAAAAAAGCAAATGATCCAAATACTCCAAACAACTTATCTCGTAAACGTTGGAAATGTTCCGGAGCTAAATCTAAGAAAAAATAAATACTACATAATAAAAAGGTCTGTAAACTTTTTAGATTTAAACTATTTACGTACATTTGTAATAAGTTTAATTTTAAAAACCAAATAAAATGGCAGACGTTAAAAATTTAAATCCTGACTTACAGGATAAAGAACCTCAACTTTCTAAAGAAGAATTATCAAAACGTAGAGAAGAAATTACAGAATTCTACAAGGATAATATTCCACATTTAGAAGTACAAGCAGATTATGAAAGTCTTTTAGCTGCAATTGAAAAAGCTAGAGCAGAAAGAATGCAAGCTCAAATGTTTATGGCTCAACAGTATGCTTCTCAAAAAGAAGGTGGTGGTGTTGATCCTAATTCAGAAGATGGAAAAGCATTTCAAGAAGCAATGTCTAAAGCAATGGATCCTAAAAATCAATAGTTATGAAACAACTAAAGATTGGTGATAAAGGTCCTGATGTTAAAACACTACAAGACAAATTACAAATAACTGTTGATGGACATTTTGGACCTAATACAGAAAAGCACGTTGAAAGATTTCAGTTAGCTCACAGTTTTCCAGTTGATGGTATTGTGAGCAATACTATGTGGGTACTAATTTTAAACTTACAAAAAAGTGTACCTGATGAAATAGATGAAGATACTGATGTTACAGAACAATACTTTACAACTAATTATGATCAACTAATTCATAAACATTATTTACCAAAGGGTGAATATGTAAATGGACCTATTAAAAATGAATATATAGTATTACATCATACAGCAGGTAACGCTAATCCGTATAGATGTATAGATCATTGGGGTAGAGATACAAGAGGTAGAATAGCTACTGAGTTTGTATTAGGTGGTATTAATCATAGAAATTGTGATAATGAGTTTGATGGTGTAATGGTACAAGCATTTCCTACTGGAAATCAAGGCTGGCATCTTGGTAAAACTGGATCAGGATTTATGAACCGTCATTCAGTAGGATTAGAAATATGTAGTATGGGTTATTTAGATAATACATCACATAAAACATATGTAGGTTCACAATGTCATCCTGATCAAGTGTTTAAATTACCAGAACACTTTAAAGGTAAATTATATTGGCACAAATATTCTGAAGAACAAATTAAAGCTACAGAAAAGTGGATAAGATTTGTTGGAGAAAGAGATGATATAGATATTAGATTAGGTTTAAAACAATTTATACAAAAGTTAGGCCCTACTAAAGGTTTTGATTTTCAACCTGATGCATACTATGGAAAAGTGAAAGGTTTATTAACACATACCAATTTAAGAAAAGGTAAAATGGATTGTTTTCCTCAACCTGATTTTGTTGATATGATAATGAGTTTATAATTATGGCACTAGTAAACAAAGTAGATTTAAAATTAAAAGTTGATATTGATAAATGTATCATGTATCAAATTATGACATATTGTTTTTTTGAAAATATAATAATCAGTAATTCTGATTTAAAATTTTTAAAAGAATTGTCTAAACAAAAAAATATTGAATTAACTAAATTTTGTTTAGAACTAGTAGATAAAAGTATTTTTAAAAGTCCTCAATCAGCTAGAAATGCTATAACAAAAGCTTCAAAAAAAGGGTTATTAGAAAAAACAGGTACAAATAAAAAAACTGTTTCTATTAATCAAGGTATGAATATACAACAAGAAGGTTTAGTATTACTGGATTATAAGATATTAGGAATTGCAGAATGAACCCAAAGAGTCATAAAGAACTTAAGAAAAATATTGCAGAGGAAGTGGGAGTACATCAATCTGTAGTAGATGATTTTATTTCTTTTTACTATGGTAAGTTAAGAAAAAAATTATCTAACTTAGAATATCCAAGAATACAAGTAGATGGTTTAGGTACATTCCATATGAGAAAAAATAGACTTGAACAATCTATAAAAAAGAATAAAAGTATATTAGGAAACTTAAAAAAAAGAACTTATAAAGGGTTTGCTAAAAGTGAAAATATACAAGAGAATATTGAACAAATGTCAAAAGCATTAGAACAATTGGAGAAAGATATACTTAATAAAAAACAATTTAGAAATGAAAGGTAAGTGGGCTAAATATCTTGATGTATTTAAAAATGCTGATGCTATTGTAGATGGTATTGCAAATACTATATTTAAAAAAGAACATGTTGAAGCTGCTGCAGCAGAAAGATTTATAGTTTGTATAGGTTGTTCTTTATTTGATGCTAAAGGTGATAACTGTTTAGTACCAGGTACCCAACCTTGTTGTAGTGACTGCGGATGTTCTTTGGCATTTAAAGTTAGATCATTATCATCAGAGTGTCCAAAAGGATATTGGGATGCATATACAACGGAGGAACAAGAAGAAATAATAACTAAACAAATAGAAAATGGAAAATTTAAGTAAAGAAGAATTAGTAGGAGACTTGTTAATGAATGGTCATATAGATGGTGAAGAAGCAATAACATTACTAAAAGATAATGTATATAGTAAAACAAGACGGCAAAATGTTATTACTAATGTAGAAGGTAATGGTGGAGTATACACACAAAATAATACATAAAAATATAACTATGGGACTAAGATTTATTGAAGAAGGTCATGTGTATGAAAGTACAGATGAAGAAAAAATAAACTGGCTAAGTGTAACTTCATTTATTGCAAAGTTTAAACCAAAATTTGATAGAGATGGGCAAGCTATTAAATCATCCAAAAATAAAAGATCAAAGTGGTATGGAATGACACCTAAAGAAATAATTGCAGCATGGGATAGTGAGACAAATAGGGCAATTACTTTAGGTAATTTTTATCATAACCAAAGAGAGTCAGATATGATGGAGTTAGATACTATAGGTCGTCATGGTGTTGAGGTTCCTATTATAAAACCTATTATAGATGATAAAGGTATTAAGTTTGCACCTAAGCAAAAGTTAGTAGATGGTGTATATCCTGAACATTTAACATACTTAAAATCAATTGGTATTTGTGGACAAGCAGATGTAGTAGAAGTAGTAAATGGGTATATAAATATTAATGATTATAAGACCAATAAAGAAATTAAGGAAAAAGGATTTACTAATTGGGAAGGAATAACTAATAAAATGTTTAGACCTTTAAATCATTTAGATGATTGTAATTTGAACCATTATAACTTACAGCTCAGTATTTATGCGTATATTATTAAAAAGCACAACCCTCAACTAAAGATAGGAAAGCTTACTATTCAACATGTAAAATTTAAACAAGTTGGAGAAGATTCAAATGGTTATCCAATTAATGAACATGTTAATGGTGAACCTGTATTAGAAGATATTAAAATGTATGAACTACCATATTTAAAAGATGAAGTAAATTCATTAGTTATGTGGTTAAAAGATAATCCTAAAAAATAAAACAATGGCAAGAATTCCAATATTTCCACCAACATATGTTACATTAACACAAGTGTTTCCATATGTTCAAGTTGTAAATGGTAGTACACCTGAAGTTGATGTTAATGGACATTTTTTACCTATGTCATATCAAAATACTTCTAATCTATATATTGATAAACATTTAATTAAAGGTGTTTCTAATTTTGTGGATACACAGACATCACAAATAACTAATGAATGCAGAAATGTTTTTATTTCTGATTTATTAATGCCTATCCAAGTAAAAGATACATATGCTGAAATTCAAGTTATTATGGATAGCATTGATTGTAATGACTTATGTACTGACGCATGATAGTAAGATTATTTGATATACAAAACAGTAAGGTAGTAATAACAGAACACTGTTATACATTACCATTTTTAAAGAAAATAATGGATGAGTATCCTGATACACATATGCAGGTATATCAGTACATATTTTATATGAGCTGTCCTAATCCAGATCTTAATCCTTTTTTTAATTTACCTGAACATGAAAAGGAAGATATTATCATAGAAGAGATCCAATTACAAGAATCAACTGAGGATGGTAAAATAAGATATGCATTAGATATGTGTAAAAAAATGTATGAAACACCTACTTTTAGAGCTTATGTTGGTATTAAGGCTATGTTAGATAGATTAGCTAGATATATGGAAGTAACTCCAATTGAACATGGTAGAGATGGAAATATGAATTCTATGATTAATGCTGCAGCAAAATATGAGCAGATTAGACAATCATATAAAGGTGCATATACTGATATGTTACAAGAACAAGAAAGCTCTGTACGTGGTGGAGCAGGATTAGCATATGATCAGATATGATAGAAAAAAAAAGTCAATGGCACTTTTGCTATTGGGATGAACCTAATTTTATAAATGAAAAACCAATTACCAATGAACAAGAAAACAACAGTAGTACCGGTAGGACAGAAATTATTAATAAAGGAAATAAAAGCAGAGACTAAAACTGCTTCTGGAATTATTATACCGGGAATAGCTCAGAAATTAACATATAAAGGAAAGGTTGTAGGAAGAGGTGACCAAGTAACAGAAATAGAAATTGGAGATGTAATACAATATGCAGAACATGCTATGCCTACACCAATGAAACATCAAGGTGAGGAGCATTTATTATTACAAGTAGGAGATGTATATGCTATCATAAGATATGAGTAGAATTATACCTACATATATAGACGGAAAGTGGAGTGAAACTGTATTTGATTTAGATTCAGATTTTAGAGAATATCTAGAAGGTATATTTAAAGAACCTGGTTTATATAACTTTACTAAAGCATCATTATTATTTAATGAGCAAGCTACTATATTTAATAAAGAAGGATTTTATTGTAATTCACCTTTTAGATCTAAAGATTTTACAGCATACTGGGAAGATCAAAAAAACAAATGTAGAGTAGGAGTAATATATAAAGATGGCCCTTATGAATGGTACTTATCAAGAGACTATTATATGTGGCTTAATTTTTTACCTATTTTTGATAAGGAAGAAAAGCATTATGGTTTTGCTAAAGTTAGAGATGCCCAATATCATATGGCATTGTATGAAATTATTGCTGAATTAAATAATCAGCATGTTGCTATATTAAAAAAACGTCAGATAGCTTCCTCATATTTTCATATGGGTAAAATTATAAATCAATATTGGTTTGAAGAAGGATCAATCTGTAAAATTGGAGCATCATTAAAAGATTATATTAATGATAAAGGATCTTGGAAGTTTTTAGAAGAATATAAAACTTTTCTTAATGAACATACTGCATGGTATAGACCAAGTAATCCTGAGAAAGTATTATTATGGCAACAACAGATTGAAGTTAAAATAAACAACAGAAAAACGTCTAGAGGTCTTAAATCAAAAATACAAGGTGCATCATTTGAAAAGAATGCTACTACAGGTGTAGGGGGACCATGTACATACTTCTTTCATGAAGAAGCAGGTATTGCACCCAAGATGATGCAGACTTATGAGTACTTACGTCCAGCAATGTCTTCAGGTATGATGACAACAGGACAATTTATTGCAGCAGGATCTGTTGGTGATTTAGAACAATGCAACCCATTGAAGGATATGATACTCCAACCAGGAGCAAATGATATATATGCAGTAGAAACTAATCTAATAGATGCGGATGGTACCATTGCTATGGCAGGTCTTTTTATACCAGAACAATGGTCTATGCCTCCATACATAGATGACTTTGGTAACTCACAAGTAAAAGAAGCTATAGATGCTATACATATTGAAAGAAATAGATGGAAGAATGAATTAAGTGGTGAACAATTTCAATTAAGAATATCACAGAAACCTTTAAACATTGCTGAAGCATTTGCATATAGAAAAGAATCAGTTTTTCCTCAGGGAATTTTATCTAAGCAGTTAAAAAAAATAGAAGAAAAAACTTATCCATATGAACTAATTGAATTAGAAAGAGATCAATCTGGTATTACTGCAAAAAGAACAAGTAAATTACCTATATCATCTTTTCCTGTAAATAAAAAACAACAAGATAAAACAGGATCAATAGTTGTGTGGGAAAGGCCAATACCCAATCCACAATTTGGTGCATACTATGGTTCTATTGACCCTGTGTCAGAAGGTAAAACAACAACTTCAGACTCATTATGTAGTATATATATTTATAAGAATGCTACTGAAGTAACAAGAACTACTCAATCTGGAGAAGTTGAACAATTTATAGAAAGAGATAAAATTGTTGCAGCATGGTGTGGTAGATTTGATGATATTAATAATACTCATGAAAGATTAGAATTATTAATAGAATGGTATAATGCTTGGACTATTGTAGAAAATAATATATCATTGTTTATTCAGCATATGATAGCTAGAAAAAAACAAAAGTATTTAGTACCTAAACAACAAATTTTATTTTTAAAAGACTTAGGTTCTAATAGAACAGTATATCAAGAGTATGGTTGGAAAAACACAGGAACATTATTTAAAAGCCATTTAATATCTTATGCAATAGAATTTC